TCCAGTTCCGTCTAATGTTTCGGTAGTGCCTTGTTTTTTTAGTGTACTATAATAATCCGAAATTGCCATATCCATACACCCCATTCTTTAAAGGCATTTCCACAGTTTCAAAGACTTGTTTATAAGCAGTTAATCTACTTTCAAAAGCTACTTGCCAAGTGTTAGCCATAGCACCATTAGAGCCAGTTCCAAAACTAATGCTATAATCGTCTATGCTTTCACTTGCCACACCTTCTTTTCCTGCATTAGCAGTTTTCCAACTCTCGATATCTGTTACAATATCTAAAAATGCATTTGGTACTGCTAATCCGTATACAGTTATAAATTCACTTTCTACATCTTCAGATGTTAAAGTTGCATCTAATGTCAACTTACTGTTTAAATCAACATTTGTTATCTTGTAAACTCCATCATTTACTATACTTTCGCGTATCCAAATATATTGACCTACTATATATTTTTCACTAAAAACCCCTTCGATTCCATCATTTACAATTGCAAAAGTCGACTTTCTTTCTTTACTTCTAACAAAATGATTTTTACAGTAATTCATAATTTGACTTATCAACTCAACACCCCCTTAGTGTTACTTTTTTTTATTATTTGTTACTTTTTTAGGTTCTTTTGTAACTTTTATATCTGTTTTTGTTACTTTTTCAACTTCTTCAACTTCTTTTACTTTTTCAACTTCTTCAACTTCTTTTACTTCATTCGATGTTTTTTCATTCGATAGTTTTTCGTGCAATTTTTTACATTGTTGAGCATGAATCTCCAATACTCTTGGAGATAATTGACACCCACAGTATATACATTTACTCATTATCCTAGTAGCCTTACTGCTAATTCTTTGTAAAGAGTATAAGCACCATATAAAACATCGAATGAAATTTTGTTAGTTTTTGTATCCATATCGTAACCCATAGTTACACGTACATTAATGCCGTTTTTGATTGATGTAGTATAACTATTAGCTCCACCCATTGGTTGCATTAAAGGTCTTGATACTAATGCAAAAGCATTTTTATGGAAAGCAAGGTTTGAAGTATGTGCTCTAGCGGTTACATCTGCAAAAGTTACGGCAGCACTTGTAAATGCATCATATGCTTTTGGTAAAGCTGGGTAAATTGATACAGATACAACACCAGATGCAGCGGCTGCAGTTTGTGTGGTTACTGTAAATTGGTAATCATCAATTTTAAAGATATCTCCTTTTTCAAGCTTTGCAGTAGATGCACCTGCTGCACTTGTCAGCGTGATTGTTGTTGCACCAGATGCACCCGCAGTAATTGTAACATCAGCCAAAGCAGAATATCCACCAGCCGTATGAGTTTTAATGTTTTGATCCATAAACAGATTCATGCCTAGTTTTCTTCCTAGACTTGCTTCTCTCAATCCTTCTGTGCTTCCGGATGCGTCTACCTTAGCAAAAACATCTAACACATTGAAAGTTGAATCTGCCTCAGGGTCAATAACAAGGTTTCGCATTTGCATAGGCACTTTGTTATTATTCAAGATTTTTCTTGCTCCTGAAATATCAGATAGCTCATTTGGTGTAGCACCAGATGTACCATAGTAGTATGGGATATCTGAATATAATCCGCACAAATCCGCATCAATCTTTTGTGCCAAAGCACTCATTGCAGGTGCAGTTATAATATCGTTAAATTTATCAATGTTAAGCGTCAATTCTTTTGATGTTATATCCATAGATACATCTGCAATTTTATCAAGTTTTACATCAACCTCTGTTTCTGTGATGTCTTGATATTCTCCAGATAAATCTCCGTCAAATTCTACTGCAGTAAAAACAGGTGGCTTTTTAACTTGGATTGTATCTCCTTCTTTTGCAAAATCATTTGAAAAATCTCTATGAACTAATCCTGCCATTACGAGATTATTTTCTAATATAGGCATTGCTTCTCTTGCGATTCTATCCATTGTGATAAAAGTATTGCTCATTCAAATCACTCCTTTAAATTATTTTTGTTTGGCCATCATATAAATTATTTTTGTTTGGCCATCATAGTATCAAAAAAGGCTTGGTCATCCAGGGAGTTAATATCCTGTGAATCTCCTTGTGGTGGTCTTTCACCCTGTATTTTCTGTTGAGTAAAAAGGCTTTTCCTACTCTCTTTAATGGGATTAACAAGTAATTCTCCATCAACTACATTGTTTTTGGAATCGATTTGAACATTTTCTAAGTCAATTGTACTTACAAGTAAATCAATTGTTTCTTCTAATGCTCCCGAATCCTTAAATAATTTTTCTAATCCTGCTTTTTTTGTCCTATTAACCTCTTTTTTTCCAACTTCCGTTTTATACTCCTCATATTGCTTATTAGATTCCTCTAACTTGCTTTTTAACTCCTCGATAGTATTAGATGTATCTGCAAATCCTTTCAAGTCCTCATTAGCCTTGTCAAGCCTTCCATTAATTTCCTTATAGTCTGCTTTTAGTTGCTCATGTTTTTCAGCAGGAACCCATGTTCCGTTATTAGCAATAACAATTTTGTTTTCGCCAATTTTTTCTTTTACTTGATTAAATAATTCCTCACCTAATAGCTCTATTAACTTTTCATCCATTGTAAATCCTCCTAGATTTGTCCGAGCGTTCCAGCTCCATATTTTTATTTTATTTTACAAATTATATTTTGTCAACTTTACAGTATTAATCAATAAATTTTCCTCGCCCCAAGGGGCGAGGTATTTGGAACAGAAAGGCTTTGTAGCAACACCTTAACTACTAAATTGTTAGCGTGGCAAGCCACGGGGAATTCCCCATCCCGTTGCCATTAAATAACTTCCTCTGATTTTGGGAAATCATCTTCGGTTAATTCTGTTTCAATACCTGTGTTTCCCATAAATTCAGCTTTCCATTGTTCGGGTACTTGACAAGCTATCTTACCATTCAACATTGCCTTACCCCAATCCCAAGCCGATGTAATCTGTGGATCAACAGAATCGTCACATTTACAATCTCTTACTCCTGCTTGGTATCTAGCTAATAACCATCGTCCGTTAGCCTCTGCCATTTGTTCTTCTGTATCAAATACTATGTAATTCACCTGTTGCCACCTCGATTCTTCTTAACATTAATCTTATTTCTCTTTATTATGCTTTTACCTTTTCTAAACTTTTTTTGGTGTTTTAATGGCAATTTACAAACAAACTTACCATCTTCGGTTTCTTCGCCTAAGTCTAAAAATACCGATTCTTTAGAATTATGTCTTTCTTTCCTACCTTCGAGTATCTTACCTTCTTTGTGTAGTTCATAAAGGTATCTTCCGTTTGCTTCTGCCACTTCTATTAAATTATCAAATACAATACAATCTTCCATTTTTACCTCCTTATATTGTTGGAGCCAAATTACGATATGGATGATCAGATGGTAAATTATCTTCTAATCCCCATTTGTGAGCTAAATAACCTTCTATCTTTTGTCTATCTGATGTTGATGGTACTGATTGCAATAATATAATTTCGTTTATTCTACCGTCCCAACCTCTTGACGAGGGAAAAATATTTGTACCTACAAAAAAATTATCAAAATCAGACTCAGTCAAACTACCTTTCATTTGCTCTATTATTTCTAACTGACCATATGTGATAGAGTTAGTTACTAAACCATTGATATAATAATCTCCATCATTGTGTCCGTAATCATCTTTGTTTGCAGATGGAAGTAATAAACTTTCTGTTGAAGCATTTCTTCTTATATTTGCATTATCAGAACCACTACTAACCAATCCATTTATTCCTGCAACATCATTAAGACTTGCTACTATAAATATAGCTGCTGAACTAAAATTTGTATTATTTCTTTTAATAAAAGTGCTATTACTATTTGTAAATACTAAATCACTTCCTGATAAGAGTGGTTGATTTGCTGCTTCTGTCTGTGTTAAATGATTATCATTCCCACTCTTATCATTCCACTGTGATACACTACCTGCACTTTCTGTAATAGTATCACTATCACTAGCATCTAACCACAAACTTGTTGTTAATTCAGCAGGTGTCCACGAAACACTCTGTATTATATTAGATATAGATCTTTTAAACCCAATAGGATAAAATCCAAATTTAGGGAATCCTGCTCCTTTTAACATATTATTCCCCCTCTATAGGTGTAACATTTTGAGGATACCATGTACCTTGATAAAATACATACCATACAGCAGTGTCTACCTCTAAAATGATATCTTTGTCTTGTGCCACTGTTGGCTTAGTGTCTGTACTCAAATAAATCTCATATCCATTATCTTTGCCTATATTAATCATTTTTTTACCCCTTTCTCCCATTCTTTATAAGTTGTATTTTTTATAACATTATTAAAATCGTTTTCCCTTGCTCTACGCTCTAGCTTTTTATACTCGTCTTGCTCTGTATTAAGTATTTCTATTTCTAAGCATCTACAATTAATTATTTCTTCTGGTCTCCCTCGTGGATCTCCTGGATACATCAAACCATTGGAATATTTTTCGTTTAAATCTCTAATTTCCCCATCCATTCGCCTGTGTCTATCCCTAGTTTTTTTATCCAATGTTGCTACCCATTGTTTCTTTAAGTCTAACCCTTTGCTTTCTGCTTTCTTCATAGCTTTTCTATTACCTTCACCCATTGCAGTAGTAGTTTCTGTTCTTGCTATTCTAAGAGATTTATTTAAATCAATATCCATTATATTTCTAATAGCTTTTGCAGTTTCTCCCACTCCATCAGCATTTACAATGCTTTGTGTAATAGTTCGCTCCAAATTATTATATAACTCTGCATCTCTTACCCTTAGTGCTAACTTAGATAATTTACTCATTCCCAATTCTTCTTGATTTAATGGTTTAAAATTTAAAGGTATAAAATGCT